TAGAAATGGAAGAATTACGAATAAAAAGAGTTTATTATATTGAGAGATCATATTGAAATATACCATGGAAGTTATATTTTAATGATCTAGAATCACATTTATCAGGGTAATCACATCTAGAATGTTCACTATTCCATCCTCATTCATATCAGCCAGAGGCTGATCATATTCTAGGTCAAGAATGATATTCACCATGATAATAATATCCAGGATATTCAGCATTTCGTCCTGGTTCAAATCACCTAACATACCCGTATTCATGCAGTCTGCATCACGCCATACCTTAAGGAATAGGTCATCAAAGTAGCTATCATTGTCATCGCCTGCATATCTTGTCCCCATTAAAATCATTTGTATAGATCGCGTTCCAATAGGAATCTGATAGTTACTTGAAAGCAATGTCCAAAAGGCATTATAGGTACCAAGAGTTTCGGCTCGATCAATTTCATTCCCATTTTCATCGATAAATGAAAGAGTCATTTCTGGATGATCATCTCCACCCCAATCAGATAGATAGCCTCCATAATCTGCATAGGCCAACTCTTGATCAATACAATCTATATAAGCAGACAAGTCTATTTCCTGGTATGCTTCGGAGTAGGATGCTGTATTGCATAGTGCACCCACTATAAAATAATAATCTCCACTGTATGGCTCAATGCCATCACATAAATAAGCTTCCAGGGATTCCATATAGCCCTCAGTGACTATCCAGTTATCTATTCCTAACTCGCCCCCCGGGTTTATGAGAAGGTTATTAGAATACTGGGATTCAGATGTCTGAAAACTAAGAGGATCTGACCATGCGCTCCAACCCAGGCTGCTGTCACGGTACCGAACCTGCCAGCAATAGGTAGCATTCCCGCTTAGGGGCGATATGGAGAGACTAGTCAGTTCTACAGACTGCTGCGTATTCTCGTAATAATACCAGTTTTCCCGGTTTATAAATTCATCTTCTATGGGCGTAGATAGAGTATCGCAGTTTTCATACAGCCTGAAATGAGACGCCATGATCTCGTCACCATCAGAATCCTGGAAGCTGCTAGCTTCCAGAATGATCATATCCGGATCTATGCCACTGCCTGATGGATATATCCCCACCGGTGTATCTGGCATTTCATTGTGCAGACGGATATGCATCTCATCCCGAAGTTCATTATCCCGAAATTCATTTTCATTTCCCCGACTTATACGCTTCATGTGAAAACCGGGATCATCTCCTGCCTCCACTTCAACCATAACGAACCCCCATTCATCTTGAGACACCGTAAATTCCGGATAGTCCGCCTGAGCATATTCTCCCCAGTAATCAATATTCCCTCCAGCCGTGGCTACATTCACCCAGAGATGCTCATGATCTCTTGACTGGCCTCTAGAATATCCATGGGTATGTCCAAAAAAATGAATACTGGGCTTACCGCACTCAGTTGTAAAAGCTTCCATTCTACTTATAACTTCACCGGTAAAGTCCGTTTCGCCAGCCAACCAGAGTTCGGATTTATAGGGATGATGAAGCTGAGCAAAAACAAAATCAATGTTGGTCCTATAACATGCATCATCAAGCACTTCATCTAGCCAGCTAAGCTGAATATCTAACTGATAACCGGGGTTAGAGTCCAAACCCACTACTCGAAGATTAGAATAATCAGTAAACCACCAATGTTCTTCATATCCCGGGGTGCCGGTTTCTGGAAGGTGAAAATAATTAAAATAGTAATCTGTATCAGACTCATGATTCCCTAGCACAGGATAGAGAGGTACATGGGCAAAAAGTGGGTGTGCTGGTGCAAAAAAGGTATTTGCCCACTGACTATAACTCCATCCATTATCCACCAAGTCTCCAGGCACGAGTATCATCTGAAGGTCGAAAGGAATATCCCCAAAATAATTATCTGCAAGATAGGTTATTATGCCATCATGGACAATTTCTTCAAATTTATTTGGGTTGGAATTATCCCTCTGCATATCACTCATAGCCACAATCTTAAAAGATGATTCTGATATTGGATCTGAAGGCATAATAAAATCATAAATCTCTGATGTGAGACTGCCAGTTACTACTCTATAATAATATCTCATAGATGTATGAAGCTCTGTAAGCAATACAGTATGGAGCTGATTGTTTCCATCAGTGTTTATAGCCGTTCCAGTTGTAACTTCTCCCAAGGTTGGCCATGTGCCCCACTCTACCCTGCTGTCACTATTAGAATCCGTCTCCCAAAGAATATACATGGTGCTCCACGTTGGACTCTGCAAATACGGTTGTACAACAAATTCCTGAGAAAACAGGAACGATACATATAAAAGCCCAAAATATGCAGTCTTTACCATTTTGGAAATTAGTCAAAATATATAATATTTACAAGGAGACTTCTGTAACAGAGTATTACAGAAAATTGAAAATAATCTTTCAAACAATCAAATTACCACAGAAATGGTATCAACAAAGACGAACGCTTCTTATACTCCTCATACTCAGGGTAGCGGGAAAGAGACTTATCTTTTCTACGCATATTTGGCAGCCAGATTATTGCCATAAATGTCGCCAAAACAGCTAATGGAATCCAGTGCTGGGTCATGAGGGCAAATGACAAATAAATTAAGAGCTCACCAAAGTAATTGGTATTGCGGCATTTTGCCATTAGTCCATCGGTGATCAAATTGCCGGGATTCAATGTGAGATAGGCATGTTTCTGCATATCGGCTGCATAATGAAAAAATACTCCCAAGGCAAACATGGCTACGATTATTCCTAAATACATGGGCGAATTTTCAACGGGAGTGGACATGATAATCCAGGGAGATATCCAATACATGCTCAGTCCACCCCAGATGTAAAGCCCGTACCAGATTGAGCATTTTGCTTCCCAGGTTTTATCGGGGAAAATGGCTGATTTTAAGACCCACATGATTCCATAGCTTCCATGTAATGCAAGGTAAATCCAGGCAGTGGTATTATCCCATTGCCCGAAATACCAGATAAGTAATAGCACTGCTGGAGCCGTCGCTCCCTTATGGCTGTCAATAAAATGTTTTTGTTTCATGAAAGGTTATTTTTAAACTGTATTTATTAATTATTTTTATTAAAAGAAAAAAAGATAAAAAATAAAATTTTAATTAATTCTTTAATAGAAGAAATAGACATGTTGTGTAAAGATGATTCTATATCCCCTTTACGAGAAGATCAAATGTGTGAGTTTTTATTACTCAAAGGAGCTGTTAGAGAAGGAAAATTAGAAGAGTTGAGAATTCAGGCAGAGGCGAGTAAAATACCAAGTAAAGGTCTTTCTCCTGCACAACGAAGAAAAATGGCAATCCGAATGAGAATTCAAGCGAAAAAGCCGGGATTTATTATGAAACGATTGCGTTCAATGAAACGTGCAGCAACCAAAGCAGTAATTGCAGTGCGTGCTCGTAAAGCTGCAATCAAAATGGTTGTTAAAAAATTCTTCCCTAAACTCCGAACAAAGAAAAAATCAGAACTCAGTTATTCAGAACGTGGAAAGATTTCACAGATAGTTAAAAAGAAATCAAAAATAATTGATCGATTTGCAAAAAAACTTCTTATTACAACACGTAAAAGGGATGTAGAACGTAGAAAGGCAATGTCTGGAAAAAAAGACAAAAAGGGAGTAAAGGGTGAATCATAAACAACTAAAAAATAAAAAGGAGAAGTAAAATGTGTAACAACGAAAACTGTAAATGCGAAAACTGTAATTGTGAATCATGTGAGTGTTCTGAAGAATCCCCATGTGGTTGCGAATAGAAAGGTAAAAGTGGCTGAATATATTAACGAAGAACCCTGTGAATTTATCTACCATATAACAGCGTTAGAAAAGATTATCGATGGTGATACAATTGATGCAGTAATAGACTTAGGTTTTGATGTAAGGTTTTGTGGACGAATTCGTTTGCTCGGAATTGATACACCAGAATCCAGAACAAGACATAAGAACGAAAAAATCTATGGTAAACTATCCAAAGTCGCATTAACATCGTGGTTACATTGGGCAGTTATAGATGATAGAGATGATATTGAGATTCAAGTTCGTTGCCCAGAAGCAGATTCAAGAGGCAAGTTCGGTAGAATTCTTGGAGAAATTTGGATTAACTGTACAGAAGACGGACATGAGTTTAATGGTTGGACCAATGTAAACAAATGGATGTGTGAAAAAGGTTATGCGGTAGGATATCATGGTGGAAGTAAAGAGGAAATTGAAGCAGAACATATGGCAAATAGACAGTTATTACTTGCAGAACATGGCATTAAATATAAGGAATATGAATGATTAAAATTCCAGGACATCTAAAAGGTGCTAGAAAAAATAGAGAAGGGGACGGTAAAGTAAATACGTCTGTTGAAATGGTTAACGCTTCGGAAGAAGCATTGTGGGAGAAAAATCCAGTGGAAGCTTTAAAATATGAAAGAATTGAAACAAGAAAGAAAATGAATTGGATGGCGAGATTTACATTATCTCTTATTATATCCTGTACATTTTTAATTTTGTTATACCTGTTGTTCTTTACAACATTGATTGCTGAACATCGAGATTTAGTTAATATTCTTACGGGCGCATATGTAGCAGTGTTAGCAAAGAGCACGGATTATTGGTTCAAAGATAAGGAAGATGCTGAAGATAAGGAATCTCAGCAGCTTCATAATAGTAACGGAGACAACAATGGCTGATTTAAATGATTTTGGTTTCAGTACAGTAAGTTTAGATGAATATGAAGCTGAACAAAAAGTAACAGTAGATAGAGAAAAAGAAGTTGTTACTACTGCCACTGCTAGTATGAAACCTGAGTTAGAAAAAATAGAATCTAAGATTGCAAGTCTTACTGATAGTATGAGAGTTCTGAGCGATGAAATGGCAGATAGAAAAGAAGAACTCAACGATAAGTGGGGTTCTAGAATGAATCAAGTAGAAGAATTAATTATTCCACTTCTCAAGAATCTTGCTAAAGATGGTGATAAAAAAGAATATATTCGTTGGCCAGGTAGAACAGATATTCTCAATGCACAAATAGATAAAATTACTGCGGTAACAAGGGGAGATTTTTGATTCAACTTACCGAAAGAGCAGCAAGAAACTTTAAGAGAATTCGTGAAGATGAAGAATTAGAAAATGATATTCCACTACGAGTAGCAGTTAAGGGTGGTGGTTGTGCTGGGTATGAATATGTACTTACATTTGATAATCCAAACAAGCGTGACTTGACATTTGAGTCAAAAGGTGTTAATATAGTAGTAGATAAAAAAAGTCATATTGTTATTGATGGTCTTGAAATTGAGTGGTCTACTGATCTATCATCTCCAGGCCCAAGATTTCAAAATCCTAAAGCAGCTTCAACTTGTGGATGTTCTACTAGTTTTTCTATTAAACCTCAAAATGAGTTTGATAAACCTTTATGGATGGTACAGTAAATGGCATATTCAGATAAAGTAATGGAGCATTATGAAAGACCGCGCAATGTTGGTAGTTTGGATAGTGGGGATAGTTCTGTCGGGACTGCTCTTGTGGGTGCTCCAGAATGTGGGGATGTAATGAAACTTCAAATAAAGGTAGATGAAAATGAAAAAATTATCGATGCCAAATTTAAGACTTTTGGTTGTGGAAGTGCAATTGCAAGTTCTTCATTGGCAACTGAATGGGTTAAGGGTAAATCTATTGATGAAGCAAATACACTTCAGAATACAGACATCGTTAAAGAACTTTCTCTTCCCCCTGTCAAGATTCATTGCTCTGTATTGGCGGAAGATGCTATTAAGGGAGCAATTAATGATTATAGAAAAAAGAACAATATAGTTCGGTAACCTTAAATAAATTTTATATTATGGCAAGTGAAGAAACTAAAAAAGAAGTTAGTGGTCTAGTTGATGCTGGTGTTCATTTATTGATGGATGAGATTCTGATAGGTTCTGTTCAGACAGCAATCGAGTGGATATTAGAAGCTAATTTTAAAAATACAGAAAAGAAACATAAAGAATTAAATTTGGTTGTTTGTTCTCCAGGCGGTGATCTTTCTGCGGCTTTTGCTCTCATTGATGTAATGAGGGGATCTGCAATTCCAATTAAAACGACGGGGCTTGGTATGATTGCTTCTGCTGGATTGTTGATTTTTATTTCTGGAAGTACTGGAAAAAGAATTCTAACTCCAAATACTTCTATTTTGTCTCATCAATTTACTTGGGGTACATATGGTAAAGAACATGAACTTTTTGCAGTTCAGAAAGAATTTGATTTAACTACTACAAGAATGTTGAAGCATTATAAAAAATGTACTGGTTTGACAGAAAAGAAAATTCGTAAATATCTTCTTCCACCACAAGATATATGGTTGGATGCTATGGAAGCAAAAGAACTCGGGATTTGTGATCAAATAAAGGAAATAAAATAATGGCATTAAATTTAAATTCAGCAAAAGAGTTTTTTCTCAAAATAGAAGCCATAGTAAATGATACTAATATGAGTTATATGGATTCTGTTTTATATTATTGTGAACAAAATAAAATGGAACCAGAATCTGCAGCAACTTTGATTACTGGAAAATTGAAACAGAAAATTAGAGAAGAAGCAGAAGAATTAAATTTTATACCAAAGACGGCAAAACTTCCAATATGACAGGATATGAGGCATATTGTTTTTACCTCGCTATCAAAAGACATTTCATGTCAACTGGAAATTATGATTTCTTTAAACAACAAGGTAGAGTTCGAACATCATTAAAGGCTTATCGTAAACGAACAGATTGGGTATATTTTGAGAAACTAGCGAGAGTACACAAAATTGAAGATTTTAAGAATCTTTGTGTCTCTAATATGATAATGGATCTCAAAATTGCTGGTGGTCATTTATGTACCACCGATGCAGAAAAAGTCTATACAGAATGGAAAAAGAAACAGCAATCATTGTCTTACTTTTTTCAAAATGATTTAGACTTCATAAGAAGTGAAATAAATACAAGTAAAGAGTTTGATGCACTTTTCCTTGTGGGAGAGAGCACATCTTATCCACCATTATATGTGTTTGTCGATGGTGGACATATTTGTATTGAAACCTTTATTATTTTAAACAAATTCCTTAACTTCTTTCCTCATTTTGATTCTCAAATTCAAGATGCTGGTGGGTGGTCAAGGTTCCAGCATAAGTGTATTCAGTATGAACCATTTATTTCGCTGGATAAGAATAGAATGAAGTCAATACTAAGCGTGTTGACAAATGTGGAAACTATGATATAATATAGTTATATTATGAATTTAGTGGATACGATTAATACTTCAATACAACGCAATACGAAAGGATATTATGTCTTTTGCAACTATGAAGAAAGACCGCAACAAATCTCTAGAGTCTCTAATCAAAGAGACAGAGAAAATCAATAGTCCCTCTTTTGGAAATGGCGATGATGATCGCTTCTGGCGCACAGCACTGGATAAGTCTGGTAATGGCTATGCAGTCATTCGCTTTCTTCCTGCTCCAACGGGAGAAGATGTACCTTGGGTACGGACATTCAATCATGGATTCCAAGGGCCAGGTGGATGGTACATCGAAAACTCTTTGACCACTCTTGGTCAGAAAGATCCAGTATCAGAATATAACACTTCTTTGTGGAATTCTGGTATTGAGGCAAACAAGGATATCGCTCGCAAGCAGAAGCGTCGATTGACTTATATTTCCAACGTCTACATTGTCAAAGATCCTTCCAATCCAGAGAATGAAGGAACTGTTCGTCTTTTCAAATATGGAAAGAAGATCTTCGATAAGGTCAATGATATGATGAATCCTTCTTTTGAAGATGAGACTCCACGAAATCCATTTGATTTCTGGGAAGGTGCGAACTTCAAAATGAAGATTCGTAAAGTAGATGGATTTTCAAACTATGATAAGTCTGAATTTGACAATCCCGCTCCTCTTTTAGAGGATGATGATAAGATGGAAGAGGTTTGGAAGACTCAACATTCACTTCAGGAATTTCTTGCTCCTGATAACTTTAAGTCTTATAATGATTTGAAGGTGAAGTTGGATAAGATTCTTGGAACTGCTACTGTTCCGACGGTGGCTAATGAACCAAGTCCAAAACTAGCTGATCCTCCATTTGATGGTGGTAAACCTTTTATTCCTGCTTCTACTACGGCAGAAACTGAGGATGAGGAAGGTCTTAACTATTTCTCTAAATTAGCAGCAACTGCCTAAGCACGAGCCATTTGTCCATGTGCCACTGTCCTAAAAGTACGTTCATTATTAACTGCGGACTCTGGCACTTGGATTTGATTGATGTTTGTTGAATTTTGTGATAGGTTGGTTACTGGTTGTGTCGGTGCATTGACAATCGTCACAT